ATCCTTCTTGGCCACGGGCTTAGCGGTTTTTGCGGCTTGTTTAAACGCTTTATCAGTAGGCGCACCTTTAGCTCCTACCTTCCGCATTTTCTCGCCTGAACCCGCTGCAATACGCGCTTTTTTAGCCGCGATATTGGCATACAATCCTTTTTTAGCTACCATTTTTTACAGCTCCAGTATCGTGCTGAAAACTTATCTTTAGCAGTGTCACAATTGTGACGGGCCCTAAAGTTGGCTCGACGCTCTGGTATAGCTTTTTTGATCGTCATGTTAGGATCGCCAAAGCGCACCAGTTTTACGTCGTCACCCTTCTTGGCTAAAACAGCAAACTTCTTGCTGCCTCCTGAGGTTCTTTTCGGCTTATTGTAGCCTGCAAAAGTTTCACCTCGATAGGACACACGCCCAGAAGGCGTGCGTTTTACCGCCTTTGTGGAAGCCATTAGGCTGCCGCTCCGCCTTCGAACAATAGGGTAACGCTAGTAACCTCTACATCAGCAACATCAATAAAAATACCCGAGTCAAATAACATGCCTGCGTCAGGAATCATAAGGTCCTGTCCGCCTGCCGCTGCGGGAGTATTTACTGTTAATAAAGCTGTTCCAGAGCTTGTTGTCCCATTTTTCAAAGAAAAAGAAGACGCTGTGGCGGAGTTTGTAAAGTACACGCCATATAGTCGGCACCGGCCTACCACAGCAGAAGCATCGGCTGTTTTGGTAACGGATTGAATATTACTCGAACTCATAGGGTCTCTCCTCTAGGTGTTAGGGATCAACCTACGCTGAGACAGCCAGAGTTCCGCCGTTATTCCAAATAGCGCCGGTTACGCCGGGGTCACTAGTAGGGATAATGATGACGTTAGCAGTGCCTGAAAGAGTGGCGTTGCCGGTCACATCAAGCGTGCTAGAAGCGGTAACTGTGGTCGCAGCAACTGCGCCTGTTACGTTGCCTGTTACAGCGCCGACAAAACCGTTGGTCGAGGTGACCGGACCTGAAAAAGTTGTTGAACTCATTGGGAAATCCTCACATGCGAGTTATGGGGCTTATCTGTCTGCATGTCGTCAGCCCGGAAACTGTCAGATAAGCCGGTTTGATTCCGGATTTACAACAGTATATACCAGTTATTCCCTTGTTGCACAAATAAAAAAGCCCACCTGTGGGGGGTGGGCTAAGACTCTACAAGGGAGATAAAACACAACAACAAAAAAGCATTAGCTGTTCACTGCGAAATTGCAGCACCCCCAACATATCACTTAATTCTGGTCTCGTAAATGTTCTTTACCCACCATATAAACATTTCTTCGCCAAGCGTGTGTTTCATGGTATTTACCCTAGCAGCGACTAGCTGTACGTTTTCCCGTACGTAAGGGCCTTGCGGGTTTATGCGATCTATTGAGGCATTGAATTCTTTTTTCTTTCTGTCGCCGTAAGTGCCATCTCTTTGGTGAGTCATGAGCACGCCAGATAACGCGCACTTACCGTCCTGCATTTCCCACAGGTCAATAACGTCTTCATTGGTTAATTCGTATTCGACGCTCTGTTTAAGACGTTGGGATTTTAGTTGGGTGTTTAGTACTCGAAGGTAGGATTCAGGGGTAGCAGAGGTTTTTCTTGCTCTTTGCGCTATAACGCACTGTTGGCATACTCCGCGTATTTGCCCTTCTTTAAAGTGCTCGAACTTACTTAATAGCTTAACTTTGTTGCACGAAGTACATACTCGGGAGCCTTGCGGCTCTTTCTTTACTTTAGTTTCTCTAGGCATATTACTTTTCTACCCACAAAAGAAAGGGCCCCTAAGGGCCCTTTCTAGTCGTGCTCTTTAGCTTACGGTGTACCCGGTGAACCAAAGATACCACGTGGGTCGCTGAAGCCAAAGCTGTAGCGCTCACGTGCCTTGTAGCGGACATTGCCGGTGTCGAAGTCGCCTTCGAAGCCAGTCTTGATAGCTACACGGTTGAACATCTTCATGCCGTTAGGCGCGTCAGTCATGATGAACCATGCGTCAGGGTCTGTGAGGTAATGGTTTACCCTGTAGCCCTGTGGAACCATGCCCATGTTGCGAACGGCGTTGATGTCGTTATCCGCAGTGCCGACACGAAGAGTAGACTTCATGATGCGGTCTGCAGTGAACTGGAGCTCCTTAGGGATAATGAGCTTAGTGCCTTGAACAGCAATCTTCAGGCCGCGCTCGTCAGTGAACGCTGCGATGTCGATAAGTGCTTGCTCAAGAGAAGCTTCGCTAAGGTCTGCCGCAACAGCCAACTCGTTTGCAAGATCAGGTCCGCCCAGTGTTGGGTGGTCTGTCGCACAGAGAGGCTTGCCGTCACCGCCGATAGAGGTAGTGAAAGCATTGTTGAGGATAGAAGCAGCTTTAATCTGCTTAGTTGTCGCCATTGAACGAGCAAGTGCCTTTGTGTAACGAGCCGATAGACGGTCGTACAGGTTGTCTTCTACTGCCTCTTCAGTCAGTGAGAAGGCCAAAGCCACTGTTTCGTGAGTGTAGCGAGCAGTGTAAACCTCTTGGGCTTGATCGAATGCAACACCCGAACCCTCGGCTTTAACTGGCGCTTCGCCAAACCCGGAAAGCATGACCTCTTCTTCGAACGCACGGTCAGAAGACTCGGTTTCGTAGATTTCAGCATGCTCGTTGTCGTAAGAACTATACTCGAGGCCAAACAAAGCGTTTAGACCCGGCTCTAGCTCTTTTACTAGTTGTGAACGTGATATAGCCATGACCTAAGTCTCCTATTGACCTGCAACACCGGCAGAACCGTAAAGGTGCTCGTTAATTTTAACCACAACCACCGCGTTAGCACCGACTGCGTTGTTGGGCACGTCCCAAAGACCAATGATCTTAAGGTTAAGTGCTGCAGTAGTAGCAATGCTTGATGTATCCAACTCGTTCGCTGAAACACCTGTTGTAGTGCTGCCCGTTCCAACAACGATGTCTGCATTTTTGCCGTAGTCTGTAGCGGCTGAAGTACCGTCGTTTTGGATCAGGAACATCTGGTTAGGATCATCTAGAACTTCTGCGATGATTTTGCCCTGTGTGATGTTTACTGAACCGGGATAGTAGTTGCTCCAAGTTGGCTTGCCAGTGGTTGGATCAACATAGTTGCAACCATTAAACACGCCTACCGCCGCTGTGTGAGAGGCAGGGTTGAATTGCAGGATATAGCCGTCTTTCAACGTGACTAGGTCACCCTGAAAAATAGCACCCGCTTGGTTATCCGCAATTTCGTAACCGTACTGCTTCTGGCTACCAGTGCCAGAAAGGTTACCAAGCGGACGTAAGCCAAAGGCTTTGTCTACATTAGCCATGATAAATGTCCTTTAAAATTAAGGTTACTCGGAACCCGTTCGTGGGCCACCGAGGCTTACTTTGGACTGTCTTTCCGGCGCGTTGATTTTCATTGACGAGTGTGCATTCGTCTTCAACATGTCGTTATCGACTGCCCTGATCTGATCATGGGTCCGTGAAGAATAATACGTTCGACGCTCTTCTGCTGTTTCATCGGGTATTCTGGCTAACAGTAGTCCGCCCACAGAAATAACCCCTGCATGCTTACCATCGTCCTGAACACCTGAGTCAAAGTCAGGATACTCGTCCCCTCTAACCAGTTCATACCCCTCGCGGAGTTTCCCTGCTACGTTAGTGCGGTCGTCTATCCCACCAGATTCAGCCCTGATCCAACGGTGCTTATAGCCCGGAGGCGCAGGAGGCGCGTCTAGTCGTGAAGGAGGAGCCCAAGCTTTACGGCGCGCAGTTGTGTCACGGGTATCCGAGTCACGAGCACTGCGATTGAGTTTTGGCACGTTGTTATCGCTCATTTAAATCACTCCTTAACGTATTTGGCATATTCTTCAAGTGGAACCCCAAGTTTTTTCGCTATCGCAACTTGACTGGGAGTCAACCTAACAGTGCGGCGTGCTGAGTTGTTTACTCCCGAAGATCGGGTTGCAGGAGCTACCGTTTGCACGGGTCGGTTAGTCCTGTTGTTTTGTTGCGTAGGCTCAGTACCGTATTCACTAGGAAATATTTGGCTCATCCTACGATCTATCTCACTATAGTACTCGTCGGAGCTTGGGTCAAACCCTTCTTTTTGAACCAAATCCATGTGGATTCCCCTGACTGTATGGGTCATCACCGTATTTGTGCCAAACCAAGGATTCTGCTCTGCCCACTCTTCTGCCCGTATATCCGGCTCCGGCTGCCTTTTGCGGAAAATTTCAGGCTGCTCTACCTGCCGAGGATTTGCAGCTTGTCGCTTACGATCATTCGTAGTAGCGTTTAGCCTTTGCTGCTCCATAACCATTGTCGTTAAGCGCTGTTGCGCTTCCGTTTCAGTGTCTATGTCCCCCTCTTCTCTGGCCTTCTTTATCACGTGTTTTAACGCCATCATCTGCGTTCCTACACGATTTTGCATTTCTTCCAACCGTTGAGTATCAGTCTGTTGAAATACCTGCTCTAATTTTTGATTCTGTTGCTGTACATTTTTAGCGTATTCAAGGGCCGCTTCTTCACGGCGCTGTGTTTCTCTTAATCGCGCAGTAAGTTTGTCTATTCGCTTTTTAACCTTACCCGAATAGTCGTCTAGCTCTTCTTCAGCAGGGCCCGCTTTTTTCCCCTGTTCAACAGCAGGGGGTTCTTCGACCGATAACTTAGCATCGGAGCCGTCTTCGTTCATTTCAACGGTGGCTTCCTGTTCGTCTTCACCAACATTAAAATCTAGTTCTTCGTTCATTGGATCACTCATTAAACGTCTCCTTACATGTGTAGAATATCTTCGGGGTCATTTACTATCCCCAAGATTTCATCATCGTTTAGTAAACGAATCTCGCCACCATCTATCTGAATCCGAGAACCTGCATATCGACCAAAGATTACCCAGTCACCTTCCTTGCACCAAGGACCGTGGGGGAATTTAGATTCGTCAGCATAGGACAAATCCCCTGCCTTCAACACGTAGCCGACGTTAGTCGCTAACTGTGTTCGTTGACGAGTTTCATCCGCAAGCACGATGCCTCCCTTCGTAGTTTTAGCGCCACGATAAGGCAGGATAGCTAATCGCCATCCGGTAGGCTTTGGGATAAGGTCTAATACAGATTGAGAAAGGCCGTGTTCAGCGACTTTTCCTTCTTCGGTATACGCATCATTAAGGGTGGTTTTCTTTGGCCCTTCTTCTTTGGCTTCAGCTTTCCACTTTTCCTCTAGAGGCGTAAGTTTCTTTTCAGGTTCCATATAGGCTCCTCAGGTGGGTTAAAAATCTTCTGAATACTTA